CCCCCCCCCCTACCCCGGGGGTATGATATTTGATTAAGCACCCGCAAAATATAAGGCAGATTTTTAATAGTTTACCCCCGACTCCCCTGGGACCCAGTCAAATTTTTTTAAAATTTTTACCCGTGCCATTTACACTAAAGTGTGATATAATATAATTAAGGATAGAAACATATCTATGAAAACTAAAGTGGAATTCGAACTCGTATATCACGAGTTAGCCCGGCGCCTTCTTCTCGGGCAAAGCGTCCCTGAGGCTGCGCAGGCTATGCGACTCTCGGTGGAGCGTGTGCAGAAGCTAACACATAATACACGCCTAAGGGCCGTACTTGCAGAGCTTCGAGACTCTCAATACCGAGATACCGATCGAGCGATGAAAGAAGCGGGTAGGAACCTCCGAAAGGAGATACAAGATGCCGCTGAGACTAGTTTTGACGTCCTACAGGACTTACTAGTTGCTGCTAAAGCTACAGAAACCGGCAAAATAAAAATAGCCCAAGACTTCCTAAACCGCGCTGGACTAGTGGAAGCAGAGACTAAAGCAGCCATAGTTGTTAACATCAACACAACTGATGCAGCAGTCCTAGCTGAAGCTCTACGGGTAGAGAAAGCTGGGGAAAAGCTTCTGGGAACGAACAAAGAACTTGTTGCACCCGCGACTAAGTTTGAACATCCAAAAGACTTCGCCAGAGGTAAGCGTGACCCCGTGACCCCAGGTACAGGAACCGATCCAGACGGAGCTGAATAATGGGAACCATAAGCTCTGCAACCAACCTGACGGGTGATTTAGCCCAGAAGGGCCTTGATAGCCCCTTCTTCCTAGCTAAAGGCCTTCTAGGCTACGACAAGCTTACACCACACTTTCACTACGAAATGTGCGAGATAGCGCGCCTGGCGAACAAGTACAAAAGACTATTAGTCCTAGTTCCCAGGGACCACTACAAGAGTACAGTCTTTTCAGTAACATACCCAGTTTGGCGGGGAATTACAAACCCCAAGGATAGTGGGTTAATAGTATCAAATATTAAAGATAACGCGGCAACGTTTCTTAACATGATTAAGAATCGCGTCCAGCTGCCGCTTATGCAAAAGCTTTACCCAGTACGTCCCAGCCATAAACAATGGGGGAGCCGAGAAGCAAGCCTCCTTGGGGCACAGGATGGAGAAGCTACCTGGACAGCAGCGGGTTGGAAGACTAGAGTTACCTCACAGCACTTTGATTATCTTATCTTTGATGATTTATGTGATGAGGAGACCTATCAAAACCCGGAGCTCATGGCCTCCTTATTAGGTAAGTTCGAGCAAAAGGAAGGTCTCCTCAAACCCCCAGTTCACGACAAAGTCATTATCGTCGTTATGAACCACTGGTGCGGTTTCGATCTAGCTTGTCACATCCTGGAAAACCGTCCTGAGTATCATGTCTATTATCGCCAAGCAATTGAAGGGGGCAAACCTCTCTTCCCAGAAATGTATACAATGAAATGGCTTTTAGCCCGTGCTAAAGCTGACCCATATAACTTTGCAACACAATACATGAACGACCCAAGTGATCCTTCGGTTGCAGAGAATAAGAGAGAAAACCTGACTGAGTATAAGAGGGGGGATAACTCAGTTATTATTGATGGGGAAGAAACAAAACTGACAGCTATGAATATTTACATAACAGGAGATCCGAGGCACGCTATTGCTAAGAACTCTGGTGAGAAGCTTACCTCCCGGAACGCCCTCCTCGTTGCAGGTGTAAATAAGAAGGGGCAGTATATAGCCCTCGAGGAATATGCCTCGCATAGCACACCCGAAGATTATCTGAAGGCCATGCTTCGTCTCTGGAAGAAGTGGTATCCCCTCGGAGCTATAAAGCTTGGGATAGAGGCATTTGGGTACCAGAACGCTCTAGCCCCATTAGCCAGGCTAGTCTGGAAAGACGAAGAGATTATCCCGAATATCGAAGGCCTTAATCGAGATACCTCTGCTACCAAAGAGACCCGCATTCGTGCAGGCTATCGTGTCTTCGCTGAAGGCAAAGGCTTCACTCACAAAAGCCTTCCCCTCTTCAACATGGAATACGGAGTCTTTCCTAGTGGTAAATTTAAAGACCTGGGGGACTGTTGGGCCTGGTTTATAGATATGGCTCGCACACCCTTTGACTACGCAGATCATGTTGCCGAAAGGGAGCAGGATGCAATTTATAACCGCAGTTTACAAGGTGGGGGGAGAATATGAAAATAACCGCAGACGTAGAGAAGCGGCTCATTGAATATCTAGAAACCGAGCTCAGGCTTGCTACAAAGGATGTTGTTGAGCCTCGGCAGGCTAGGCATAGGAAGTTCGACGATGCGTATTATGGCGTTGTCAAACCACGTAGGAAGAAATGGATGTCTAATATCCCCATGCTCATGTCGGCTACTTTTACGGACTCTATCAAGGCGCGCCTTATGGGGAACATAATCTCGCAGACACCCGTCTTCATGCTACGGCCAACACGCAACTCAGGATGGCAAGAGGTAGTGAAGCAGACTGAGAAGTTTCTTGACTACAAAGTCCAGAAAGAGATGAAGCTCCCACGTGCTCTACGTAAAGTCCTCTTTGAAGCTTGCCGTTTGGGTACCGGTGCGCTCTTTACCCCCTGGCGTACGTATAAAGAGAAGAAGTCGGTTAAGAAATACTTCTGGAATAAGAACGTCGAGATTGACAGAAGTGGTCTTGCGCCTGAATACATGCCTATGCGGGACCTAACCTATCCAGCAGGCTTCTCCGACGTAGAAGAGCTCCCCTGGTGGTCACGTAATATCCGTTGGACTGAACTTATGCTGCGTAAGGCGAAGTTCGCTAATCGATACGACTATGTAGATGAAGTTCTAAAACACGAAACCGAAGTAGACGATGCTACACAGGAAGCAGCAGCTCGCACTGGTGAGCATGTCGGTCCTCGTGTTCGTGGTTATGAATTCTATTTCGAGTGGGACCTAAAAGGTGACGGCGATACACGCCGTTATGTTGCTGTTGTTAACTTTGATATAAGACATGTAATGTCTATAGAAGAGTTAAACTATGCTGCTTACCCACTACGCCTCTTTCGCTATGGTCCTAGAGACTATGGCCTTGAGGGCTTAGGGGTTATAGAAACAACGCAGCCTCTAGATGATGGGCTTTATGCTCTCTATAACCTCCTTATAGACAACTACAAAGTATCTACCATGCAATGCCTGAAGGGTAAGAAGGGCCAGGGGCTTGCTGCCGATACTGATGTCTACCCAGGTAAACTCTTCCTTTTGAACGACCCTGCAGATTTAGAAGCCTTCTCTCTCGGTCAGCCCTACGCTGTTAACGCGGCCTTCGTTAAAGAAGTCTGGGGCCTAGGAGAGAGGAGAGCGGGCGTCTCCGACTACTCTCTCGGTCGTGAGTCGCCCGCTGTCGGTCGTGGAGCTACTGCAACAGGTACGATGGCACTGATTCAAGAAGGCCAAAGACGCTTCGATGACTCTGTAGCAGATATGAGAGACACACTTGACGACTTTGCCCTCTTCGCTCTAGATGAGATACAAGAGCGTTTAGACGCGAATCAAGCTTACATGCTCTTAGGAGAGAAGGGGCGAGATGTAGAGGCGTTTCTCAATTTACCTAACCAAACACCCTCGCAGGGCCTTTCTGTCGTAGCCACTGCGAGTCGGGCGTCATATAACAAAGAGACAAGGAAACAGGATGCCCTTGCAACCTTTCAGATATTAGAGCGTTATTACAACACCGTACAGAACCTGATGATTATGTTATCCCAAGCTCCACCCGAGATGCAAGCGGTTATTCTGAAGATTGCTAAAGGAACATCCGAGAAAGTAAAATCAGTCCTCGAAGCTCACGGAGATATCGCACCCGATGAGTACGTGGACCTTTTAGGAGGGGAAGATGAACAAAGACGACCTGGGGGAGTTCCTCCAGAATCCGGCATGGCTGGCTCTGAAGAAAACACTCCTGGAGCAGAGGGAGTCCCTCCTGGCCAGCCTCCTGGAGCAGGACCACCCGGCGGCGATTGAAATTAAGGTTATAAACCGCATACTAGACCACCCGCAAGATATGCGAGATAAAATAAAAGGAGACTAAATTGTTTGGAAACAAAAAGAGTAATGCATCTACTGCGAGTTCCGCAGCTAGTAGCTCGGCTACAAGCTCTTCCGCAGCTGCAGACCCTCTTAGCGTGAAACTTGCCGGGGATGACGTTCCCGAAAAGTTTCAGGGTAAGACTGTTCAAGAGGTTCTCACTATCTACAAGGATACTGAGGCTAAAAGGGTACATGCAGAAGCAGAGGCACGTCAGTGGCTACGTTTAATGCAGGAGTCAGATACAAAATCTACGACACCTAAAGTTAAAGAAATAGACCCCGCAGATATTCTTGACGTTGACGCTTTACAGGCTATTACGGCTTTGACCAACAAAGCTATAGCTCCACTTGTGGGTGCCTTAGGTAACATGCAGAAACAGTACCTGCGGGATACTAGAGACGACTTTTCACAATTTGAAGAGCGTGCTGACGAAGTGTTCGGCGGGATGAAGCCAGAGCATCAGTTCCACCCTAAGTACGGGTACGCCTTTGCTTTCAACCTAGCAAGGGCTGAGACTATGGATACGAAACAGAAGAAGACAACCGGTGCCCCTGCACCTACAATAAAAGACATAAAGGGCCCAAAGCCGGAAGGACTGAGCGAGGTACAGAAGAAGTATGCTAAAATGATGGGTCTTTCTGACGAGAAGTACAAAGAATATATGGAGGAAAAGAATCCTCTAGGAGATCAAGGATGACTAGAGAAACAAGCTTTTTAGATGGTTTATTAAACCAAATGAACAAACAGTCTGATAGATCGTATCGTATGGTACGACTTGATTCATTAAATGTTGCAAAACGTAAGATGCAAGGTTTTAAGTTCCTGACAAAGGACTCCCCAGAAATAAAGGGAACTATCCTCGAGAAAGAACTGTCTGTCGGTGGCCAAATACGTGCTGGCAATCATGCTATCGCCTACATTCCAATGGAGCAGAGAGCAAAGTTACGAGCTAAGCAGAAAGCAAAGACCTCAAGGCGAATGGATGCCGTCAAAGCACAGTACATGGCAGCTGGAGAGAATGTCAAGCGCCAGCTTGGGAAACACCACAAAGACATAAAAATGGTTTTTAAAGAGGAGAAAGAATAATGGCTTATGAAACAGGGCTGAGGAAGCCCGAACTAGGCAAGCTGATTAGTGGCAATACAAAGCCACCGATTTGGCATTGCAAAAAAGTTTCTTCTGCTACTTGGGGAGCGAATAGCTTCGTTTCACGTAGTGGGGGATTACTTAAGAAAGTTGCGGATGGCGCAGCTGCTAAAGTCTTTGGTCTCGCTCTTGAGGCTGGAGTGCCTGGTAGCGCTATCATCCCGGTACTCGTTGCAACCAACGATGTACTGTTTAGCATTCCGGTTGATGGGACTAGCACTTCATCTGCAGTTCTAAGACAGGGTGACCTGGGCGTACAGTACCGGATAAAGATCTCTTCAGCAGCGTGTACATGTATCGATCTAGGCAACGCTGAATCAGGAGCTACACCACAGCTGGAGCGGGGACTTACTGAGATAATTGGCGCAGAGAATCCAAGGGTGCTTTGCACAATTGATGAAAGCATCAGGGAGATAAAATAATGCCAGGCTCACCGATGATGAGATCAGGTTTTTCGGACCTTATGTACCCGGGGCTTAACGAAGCATATCTGCTTGCGTTTAATGCATATCCCACCGAGTATGATAAGTTCTTAAACATGGGTTCAAGTAGTAGAAAGGATGAGGAAGATGCTGTAACTGTCGGTTTTGGTCTAGTACCAGAAAAGACAGAAGGCGACTCTCCTGTCTACGATGCTTTAAAATATGTGGATAGCAAAAAGTATACACATAAGACTTACGCACTTGGATACGAAGTGACTGAAGAGGCCTTTGAGGATGAACTGTATGGTATCATAAAGAAAGCATCCGGAGCTTTGGCAGTTTCAGTTAAGCAAACCTTAGACACCTTGGGTGCAAGCGTTCTTAACAACGCGTTTGACACTGACTATTTAGGAGTCGACGGTTCTGCACTTTGTGTCGATGACCACCCACAAGCAAAAGCTGGTGGAACGGTTTCAAATGTCGCTGCAGTTGACTTTGATGCCACTGCGCTTTACAGCGCACTGGAAACTATCGAGTTATGGACAAATGACGAAGACTTGCCTTTGCGCATTATGCCAAAGCATGTCGTGTCAAGTCCAGGGCAGAGACGTATCATAACACAGACCCTTGGAGGGGAAAAGCAGCCGTTTACTAGTGACAACGAAATAAACGCAATCAGAGAGTGGGAACTGCAGAGAATGATTCTGCACTATCTTACAGACGAAGATGCTTGGTGGATTCTTTCACCGCAGGCAGAACACTTCTTGAAGTGGTTCTGGCGTGTGCGACCTGTATTCCGTAACTTTGATGACCCGAACACCGGGAACGCAAAGTTCATGGTTCGTTTTCGGGCGAGCTATGGTTTTACACATTGGTGGGGCGTCTACGGATCACCCGG